ATACACAACAGATTAGCACCATCATGGTGTTTATTACTGGTGTACTTGGTGGTGTTGCTGGTCGTTCTGGCGTTAAGGCGATTGCTAATGCCAGCGCCAAAGCTGAAGCCATTGACAACGATGAACCCCCAAAGCCATGAGTTTATTTAATCCATGGGTATTGCTGGGTATCGTCCTGGCTGTTCTTGGCGCAGGCACAAGCGGATATTTCAAGGGAAGTGCAGATGAGTTTGATCGCCAGCAACTTGAGATAGCCGCACTGAATGCTAAGGCAAGAGAGACAGAACAGAAGTTACAAGCAGACGCACAACAGACTGCTGCCAAATTAAGGAAACAAAACGATGAAGCATCCAAACGCATTGCGAATCTCAAGTCTGATCTTGATTCTGGCAAACGCAAGCTGTTCATTCCTGTCAAAGCCACCGAGTGCGCCGTACCAACCGCCACAGATGCCACCGCTCCCGCCAGAGATAGCGTTCAAGCAGGAGCCGAACTTGACGGACAGACTGCTCAAGCTCTTGTCGCCATCACAGATGACGGAGACAAAGCCATCAGACAACTGAATGCTTGTATTGATGCTTACAACACTGTCTACCAAACTTTGAATAAAACACGTTAATATTCACGCTGTTGTCATTGATTTAGTTTAATTTTAGGCAACTTCACTGGAGTTGCCATGGGTAAAACTGTTTACAGCGATCAAGAGTTTATTGAACTTTGGAAAACTTATGAATCTGCCAGTGCATTTGCAAAAGCTGTTGGCATGGATATGCGAAATATCATTAGGCGCAAAAACAATTTAGAAGCCAAGTACGGCGAGACACTAAAATCAAAGAATAATAAGAATCAAACCATTAAAGAAAATTCATTCCGTAAATTATTGGGGATTGAGAATGGCGTTGTTTTGGTGTTTAGTGATGCTCACTTCTGGCCTGGCATCCATACGACAGCGTACAAGGGACTTCTTTGGGCAATTAAAGAGTTTCAGCCAAAGGCTGTCATTGCCAATGGAGATGTATTTGATGGCGCAAGCGTGTCACGATTCGAGAGGCACGGCTTCGATTCGACACCATCCGTAGTTCAAGAGCTAAAGGCTTGCGAGATTGCTTTAGGTGAGATTGAGGATACTGCCAAGAAAGCACGACACAATGCCAAGCTGGTGTGGACATTGGGAAACCATGACGCACGTTTTGAGAACAGACTTGCTGCTAATGCACCTCAATATGAATTTGTGAAAGGGTTTTCGCTGAAAGACCACTTCCCAACATGGGAGCCATGCTGGAGCTGCTGGCCGACAGATGATGTAGTGGTAAAGCATAGGTGGAAGGGGGGAGTCCATGCCACCCATGCGAATGCCTCGGCGAGCGGGAAATCGATGGTGACTGGGCATTTGCACAGCCTCAAGGTAACTCCCTACGCCGACTACAACGGAAACAGATTTGGCGTTGATACAGGTACGTTAGCAGAACCTGATGGCCCTCAATTCATGAACTACTTGGAAGACTCGCCAACTAACTGGAGGTCAGGGTTTGCGGTACTCACGTTCCATGAAGGCAAATTGCTTTGGCCTGAGTTAGTCCATAAGTGGGCTGAAGGTCAAGTTGAGTTTAGGGGTAAGGTATATGACGTATGACCTTGTTGCTTATCTAAGAGCAGAGATTAAAGAATTGCATAACATTCTGCATGAAACGCAAATTGCTTTGGCGCAAGCAAATGACAGACTTAACCGCCGATCTGAACCTTTAACTGACGAGCGTGTATATACATTGTATAGACGTAGTTTGGATTGGCGACAGTTAGCTAGAGATGTGGAAGCAGATCACGATATTGAATAAAAAAAGGGGAGTCCTAAGACCCCCCTGCAAGTAACAACTGCACCTGAATTATGACACACGAACCCAGACTAAGCCATCTTCGTCTTCTACGATCTCTCCGATTTCGAATTCTTCGGATTCTTCGTCTTCATAGGTTTCGTCTTCGTCAACTTCGTCTTCGCTGACTTCTTCATCGCACTGGTTGTATTCGTATTCTTCGGTAACGTCATAATCAACACACCAGCCATGCAACTGCTGGAATTCGATGAATTCTTGGATGATTGCAATCTTCTCAAAATCATCTGTCTCAATAGTCACTGAGTCATCTCCAAATTCCCACTCTGCAATGTTTATCTCAATCTTGTACATGATATTCCCCTTGGTTATGGCACTATTGCCAAGTAAAATCCTATCTCTCATTTGTGACAGCTTCTACCCATAATCCATCAATTTTTACAACGAAAGGTTAAATAAATGAACTTATCTGCCAATTTTTCTTTGAAAGAACTAACAAAATCTGACACCGCCACTCGTCTTGGTATCGACAATACACCTGATGAGGAAACTATTGACAATCTAAAGACTTTGTGTGAAAAGGTGCTTCAGCCAGTGCGTGACCACTTTGGTAAGTCTGTGACTGTTAACTCAGGTTATCGTAGCCCTGAGTCCAATGCTGCCGTTGGCGGGTCTAAGACTTCAGACCATTGCAAAGGACAAGCAGCAGACATTGAGATTGCTGGTGTTGCCAATGCTGATCTCGCCCAATGGATTATGGACAATCTTGACTATACACAGTTAATCTTGGAATTCTACACACAGGGTGTGCCTGACTCAGGTTGGGTTCATGTGTCGTATGACCCCAATAACCTTAAGAAACAGGAATTGACTGCTGTTAAGGTGGCAGGCAAGACTCAATATCTTAATGGGTTGCAAGCTTAATTAACTTTATAAAGTGGCGGGACACACGGCCTTAAAGACCGCATTTCCCGCACCGATAACGCTATGTCTGCTTTGGCTTAATCATCACCAAGCAACCAAGTGTGAAAGTCTACAGGGGGTTTGCCAGCGGTTTGACACTGCTGACAATACTTCCTGTACTCTTCATCTAATTTATTCCAGTCCTCCATCTCCATCGTCTTTCTCCTCAAGTTGTGCGCCCAGTCTCTTTAGGCGCAGTTGGTAATCCCCAAGCAACTTGGCTTTATGCTCAGGGTTCAGCTTGTTAACCTGTTCCTCGTTGGCATCTTTGAGTTCCCTAAGCTTAGTCATTTTTGTGCGTGTTGCCAAGGATGATTTCTCTACCTTGTCTCGCAATTCGATGGAGCCATTGGTGTAGGCATCTGAGTCTGCGTACTGGCGTGATTCTTTGCCAGGTATCGTCAGCGTATAAGGCAGGGTGGCTGGCGCTGGTGGCTTGATAGCATCCAGCGGGTTGGCTGCTGGCGCTTGGCGGCGTGAGCCAGCGTTGCCATCGTCATCTTCAGGTGCAATGCCACAGGCAGACATCAGGCTGTACCTGCGAGCATAGGTCAAAGCACTGGCATACCCCTGTGGATCTTGCTTGACCGCAGGGAAGTGGACAATGCCACACTCCAGCATCTCGCCTGACTCATGGACAAACACTGTCTCGCACATGATGCCGTCACTACAGTCATAATTTTTTTGGAGCAAAAAGATGCCGTTCTCATTGAGTGCATCTATCACCGCTTCCACGCATGCTGACAGGTCAGCGTATCGGCTACGGAAGTGAGGGTTGGTGCTGGTCTTCAGAGCAGGGCCAAAGGCACGTTGGGCTTTGACAAGGGCTGATGCGATCTGTTTCATTTTGCTTCCTTAATAGTGAGCGTTGACTGACGGATTGAGTAGGCTTCCTTGGCAGGTGTGGTCTTCTCAGGTTGTGCTTTGAAGTGACGCATAGGCCACTTAACTGTCCAGCCACCAGCAACTGCGCTGGCGCTGTCTTTCATCATGGATTTGAGGGCTGTCTCCCACTGGTCGATGTCCTCCTGTAGGCTTGCCATCTTTTGCTTGGCAATGACAATCTCAGCGATAAGATCCTCGCCATCAATGCCCAAGTCGATCTCGTCTTCTTTAGCTGTCGCCCATACCCTGTTGGCATCCTTGGTATTGGCGGCTGGGTAGTAGTCAATGTCGCCAGTCTCTTCAAAGGTGGTCAGTCGGTTGGCAAAGTCTGTTGCTTTGCTTTCGATCTGCTCTTTGGTTTCACCATGGGGTTTGAAC